GACGAGCACCATTTCACCATCCTTTGGGCGATCAAGGTGTGGATAGCGCCAAGGAAGCTTATCAAGATTGATCTGGTACTCGTCTTCGTCTATTTCCATTTGCTCATCCCGTGATTCATGAATGCCTATGCGAAAAATAGCAATGCCATAGGATATTGCTCAATCTCAAAGTTTGCGCGCTAGGAGAAGTCATCTTCTTCATCCTGGTCTGTGTATGAGCTTGTTTGCTTTTTCAGTTTCCTCACTTTTTCGATAGATTTCCGATGGGAGATCTTCAATTCCTGGAGTAATTCCTCGACAAATGAAATTGTGTCTTTTTCCATATCAAGAGTGACGCCATTAAGATAAAATCTTTCTGCAATTATATTGACGAGGGCTACAATTGTATCGGCGTGAGACATAATGATGTTTTCGTTATAGATCGCATCCATGATGTGTACCTGCAAAATCGTCGACCGATTCATTTTTATTCTCCATATGTTTTTGTTGTGAACACCCCCATGCTAAGGGCATTTGGTTACTTATGAACACTTCCACACTGCCTGAAGAAGAGGAGTATATATATACTTCTTCTTCCTCAGACACTGTGGAAACTGTCAGCATTTCTCGTACCGTGCCCAAGCGATTGAATTTTTTCAACACAAAAATTCTCAATCTTTGAAGAAAAATCCCCTAAGCTTGTATTGTAAAGAAAATAATTAAAATAGAAGGGATTATGACTCTATTTCCTCAGCTCTCAGATACATATTATGTAGATAATGACCACAACATCCTCAAGATGATGGACAACACATATGCCAAGTACATAACAATTAACCAGTCGTTTTGGTCAGAGGCAGATATTGACCATCGCTTCGCCGCTGGGGATCAGTCAATTTATAATGATATTTATGGGAACCTCCCAGCATTTAGGCGGAGGCAATTCAGCTTCAACCGCATTCGTCGCGTCATCAACATGGTCTCTGGATATCAGCGGCAGCACAGGAAGTCGACAATGGTCATTCCTGTTGAAACAGCCGCCCAGGAAACGAGCGATCAGTTCACAAAGCTACTCTACCACGTCAACACTCATGGAAATGTCCTGGAGACGATTTCTGAGGCTTTTGAAGGGGCTTTGATTGGAGGGATGAACCTCCTGTCGACGTACATTGACTACACCCGCGATTGTGTAAATGGGGACCTCAAGGTCGACAATGTAGGTTATAACTCTTATCTCATAGATCCTTACTTCAAGAAGAAAGACCTGAGTGACTGCAACTCTCTCTGGACAAGGAAATATCTTACGCGCAACCAGATTATGTCATTGCTTCCTGGCCGGGAAGATGAAATCAAAGGGCTGGCGGGCTGGGGAAATCGCGATGGAAAATTTCAATTCATGCCGGAGAGTTATGCTTATGGGCAGCAAGATTTAGTTTTATACGATGAATTTTGGTACATGTCCACGCGGTCGCAGAAGGTAATATGCGATACAGAGACAGGGGAGACAATTGAGTGGAAAGGGCAAGATGACGATCTTGGCGAGTTTCTCAAACAGTATCCTCAAACTGTTGTTTTGAATAACGAGATACCATCAGTCAAATTAGCTATTGTCGTTCAGGGCAAAGTCATGTATCACGGGCCAAATCCTATGGGCATTGATTGCTACCCCTTCGTTCCTGTCTGGGCCTACTACATGCCTGAAATCCCCTATTTCCCATGGCGAGTGCAAGGAGTAGTGAGAGGAATTAGAGACGCTCAATACCTTTACAATCGTCGTGTGATAACCGCTCTAGACATATTGGAGAGCCAGATCACGTCTGGTTGGAAATACAAAGAAAATGCCTTGGTCAATCCAAAAGATGTCTTTCTACAAGGACAGGGGAGAGGATTGGCATTGAAGGCTGAGGCTATGATGACAGATGCTGAGCAAATTCAGCCTCCACAGATCCCTCCCAGCATGCTTCAGCTCTCAGAGATGCTTGGCAATGAAATAAATCAGATCTCTGGGGTATCAGAAGAGTTGCTTGGAAGCGCCACCGATGAGAAGGCTGGAATCTTGTCCATGTTGCGACAAGGGGCAGGACTAGTAACGCTTCAGGGATTGTTTGACAATCTAGATCAATCGCAAAGGTTGCTTGGCAAGCTCCACCTTGAAATGATGCAGGCGAATTGGACGCCAGGGAAAGTATCTAGAATTTTAAATGAGGAGCCCACACAAGAGTTTTACAACCGAGCGTTCAGCAAATATGACGCGATCGTTGAAGAGGCTCCTTTGACATCAACTCAGAAGCAGTTGGCGCTGCAACAGGCCTTGTACCTCAAAGAAATGGGCCTTCCGATTCCGACACCGTACATCCTCGAGAACATGCAGCTTCCGAAGAAGAACGAGCTCATGCAGCAGATTCAAAAGGCTGAGGAGCAACAGGCGCAGCAAGAGCAACAGATGGCTCAGATGCAGATGCAGAATATGCGGGTCGACAATGAAACCAAGTTGGGATTCGCTGATGCACAACACGCACAGGCGCAGGAGCGATTGAATAAGATCAGGTTGGATCAGGCCGCTACGATAGAGAAACTGGACAATGCTGATATAGCGAAGATTGATGGTGTACTAAAATTGATTCTTGCTGCTAAAGAGATTCAGGGGATAGATATAGAACAGGTAGGAAAAGTGTTGTCGATGGTGCAGGTTCAGGATCAGATGCAGCAAGCTAAGATCTTAGCAAGTCAGCAAGTTCCTCAGGCAGGAAGTCAGATGCTACAACAGACACAACAGGGGCAGCAACCACAGCAGCCACAGGTGAACAATGCTATGTGATATATGCGTAGAAAAGATTATCAAGCAATTGCAGTTCGAGGCCGACTGTCCCACTGATATGATGTGGCGTGAATGTGAACGCAAAGGATGCAAGAGGGATTACGAGCGGATGCTCTCCTTCATCCATAAATTTACTCTCCCTGACAAGACTGCCAAGAATGCCTACTCATGTCTCCAGGACATATCGGCGAAGAAGTTATAGTGCTTTTGCATTATAACCCTTATAACTTCACTTTTGCCACTTGCCAATTTTAAATCATTCACTTAAATGAAAAAGGCCAAGAGCGAGGTAATTCTCTTGGCCCAGTCTTATTCACAAGAATCAGGTATTGCGCCTGACATCCTCATTCTATCTCAAGAAAAGTTTGTGTCAACTCAAATGTGACAGTTTTTTTATGTTCAAAAAAATCTTGCTATAATAGACTGCGGATTGTAAATAAAAATTATTCCTTAGGAGGAATAGCTATGGCAAAGAAAACTATGAAAGATTTTGGACATGACAAGACGTCATTCGCAAATATGCCCCAAGAAGTACATATGAGCCAATATCCAAAACAAGCTAATTATGGCGAAGAGCTCGATGACACCATGACGGGGATTGACGAAGTAGTCGATCACGGCAAAGGGAAAATCAAGAAACATCTTTCAAACCAAAAGTAGAACATGGTCATGATTCGGCCGGGTGGAAAGCCCCAAAAGATTGCTGAGAAGATCATGAAAAGTAAGGGCGTGAAGATTCCAAAGAAAAAGAAAATGGAAAAGACCGCCCTTACAGGCCCCTATTTACAACATTGAGGCAAATATGCGCGGACATTCTGATGAAGCTGCTGACAAGAAGCTTTTTAGCAAGATGCTGAAGAAGGCGATGCCAGTCAAGAAAGTAGCAACTCATCTCAAACATGACATCGGCGAACAGAAGAAGGGCATCGCTTCTGATAAAAAGTTGATGAAGACGATGAAGAAGGGCAAGAGAGGCTATTAATGGCTAAGCGTTTCTTTTCACAGAAGAAATCTTTTTATTGTCGATAAGGTTAAGATGTCGAATGGCATGGCAGTTATGACAAATAGGAATGAGATTTTCTATGAGACCGTTTTTCCTGTTTCCATCAATATGGTGGATCAAAAGAACTCTCTCATCTTTAATTCCGCAATCATAACAACGCTTTTCAAAAATCTTCCAAGCATTTTGTCTATAACTTCCCGGGCATTGTGCATTTATGGAATTTCTATTCCATTTTTCCAGAAGACATTTTCTCGAACAAAAAGTGCCTCTACCGGATCCTTCAGCAAGTCTAAATGGTGTTATGTAAAAGATTTTTTTACATTCATGGCAAGTTCTTTCAATAGTTTTTTTCTTTACTTCAGCACAACATTGTCGCGAACAGAATTTTTGTGGACTAGTTGGACTTTTTTTAGAGATAAATTCTTTTTTGCAAGAAAAACATATATTTTTTATGGTTGGTTTTCGTCTCAATTTTCCTGCGCATACATATCCACATGTAATATGTCTGTTGCTATGACAAAATGGTACAGAAAATTCTTTAGAACAGATCGGACATGTCTTAGATATTTTTTTCATAAGGACATCATAACATGACACAGAATAAATGGATACAAAAAGCTCTTTCGAAACCAAAAAGTACCGGGGCATTACATAAAGAGCTCGGGGTAAAAATGGGAAAGAAGATCCCAGCAAAGAAACTTGCCACCGCCGCTAAGAAGAGTGGGACATTGGGCAAGCGTGCTCGTTTAGCTGAAACTTTGAAAGGTTTTCATCACAAATAAGGTTTGGGCGCATGTCTAAGGCCGATTCTAAGAAATACGAGTACAATCGCTTTGGCTCAAAAGGACAGAGGGTCGGTCAGGCTGTCTATGACATCCTTTCTGTTCCACAAGCAGTCCAAACTGTCGGGGATACATTAGACGCCTTCGGGCCTGATTTTGCAAAGCAGATAGAGAATTGCATCAATGAGAATCAGGCAAAGTATAAAAATCCATTTTACATCTTTGTTCTCACGAAGAAAGAATTCTGGGCCGCCAATGTGGTCAGGAATTGGTTTGTCGCGCGTCAGACACCACCTCACGCCTTTGATATGATGGAGCAATATTCCAATTATACCAAAACTTTATATTTAGTTGACAGCAATAAAGGGAATATCAAGCCGTTGTGGTCATTGCCTTCTTGGGATGATTGCATTTCTATCGCCCGCACTCCATTAACATATGATCCTGAACTTGTAAAATGGGTCGAGCAATGCTTTACAAGGCAGTTAGATAAAGATTCTTATACATTTGACTCATGAGAGAGAAGCCAAAGAGTTGGAGGCAGGCAAAAAACGCCAGGTCTGAGGAATAGTATAAAGAATACTCAGCAAAAGAAGGTGTGACTCCTTCCTCTCTCCGTTCTAGTTATCTTTTCAACTCTTCTCCTACACACGAAAACCAGATTTCTTGTGTACGTTGTCATCTCGTAAACAATATTTGACAAAATTCTCCTCTTCGTCTATCAACAAAATTGTTGAGTCATAAACATGTCGCTGACCACGTAATGGTCTGACTCAGCTTTTTTAAATAGGCGTAACGGGGCAATCGCAAGCCCAAGGAATGTTGATGGCTGATGAAGTAGAACAGAGCGTGAATCAAGCGGAAGTCGCTCCCCCCACGAATTCAGAAGAACAGCAGGACTCCCCGCAGGAGACGGCTCAGGAAGTTCAGGATCCTCCGATCAAGGATCAGGAATATAACTGGCGTGAAGCCCGCAGGAAGATTGATGAGTTAGAATATCGTGCAAGAGAACAGCAAGAAGTAATTTCAAGGCTCCAGAATCAAAAATCTGTCGCTCCTCAAGAGGATGACCTAGCAAAACTGGCAGAAGATGACATTATTACTGTCAAACAGGCCAAGAATATAGGCCAAAAAATGGCCAGAGAAGTTGCTGAACAGGTCATGCGAGAAAGAGAGGCGGCGACCGTTGACGAACGAGTCAAGAACCGATTCCCTGATTTCTACGATGTTGTAACAAAAGATAATTTTGATGTTTTACAACAACAAGACCCTGAACTTGCGCAGTCCATCTTAGTCATGGCGCATGATCCATATGCCCAAGCAGTTGCAGCCTATAAATTGCTCAAAAAACAAGGTTTAGGAGACATGGCGAAAAATCAGCCTCAGAAAGCAAAAGCAATCGAAAACTCCAAAAAGCCTGTTTCAGTCCAGTCGGTGACGAAAAGCTCAGCAATCGGCGATGTGCACAAATTTGACAATGGATTAACTCCAGAATTGAAAAAACAACTTTGGAGTGAAATGCAACAGGCGATGAAAGGCGCATAAGCAGGGCCTTTTTTTAAAGGCTTAATTAAAAAAATGAGTATAACAACTACTGCAACGCTCCCCGCTCCCATCCAGCAGAGCTTCAGTTTTAAGTTACTTTCAGTTCCTGTGCCGTACATGATCCACAAGATCCCGGCAGATCTGAAAGCAATGCCACGTAATGGTGGTACGACCCTTAGAATGCGACGGTATAATGCCCTCGCAACCGCGCCAGCGCCTCTTGGCAATACTGGTATAACGCCAGCGCCACAGAATCTCACAGCGTTGAATATCGACGCTCAGATGGATTTCTATGGAACGTATGTGCTTCTAAACGAGCAAGTTACGTTGCAAAACCAAGACCCTGTATTAAACGAAGCGGCCCAAAGGCTCGGTAGAAAGTATGCCGAGGATAAACTTTCTCTGATTGACTTGGAACTCCTTGAAGCTGCATAAGCAGAAAAAAGGAAAACAGGGGGCAAGTATGGATAGTGAATGTAGCAGGTGTAAAGATAAATTGTCTTTCACAGCAGGCGAAAGAATTATATTTTGCTTTACGCTTTGCGATAAGTGTAATAAAAAATATAGCAAAAAGCTTTTGAAAGGAATGAAAGCACACATAAACAAATTCCTACAGATGAAGGACATCGGGGGGAAAGCATGAAAAAGAAATGTGATATCTGTAAAGATCAAGAAGCAGAGTTTGAGAATTTCATGCATCACGAAGACGGAAAGAAAAAGAATTTCTGTGTCTCGTGCTATTTATACAATGCTTTTGCTTTTCAGTGCATTCTAGCCAGAAACATGACTCGTTTAGCGGAATATTATCAAACGCTTTGTGTCACATCTGGAATCATACAGCCTGAACGACTAAGTGAGAAAGGCTCGATGAAAGAAAAAAGGTCTAATCTGCGTAAAGCAAATGAAAAACTTATTAGACAGTCTCGAGTATGCGATAGTCTGAACAGCGACCATAAATAAAATCGCTGAGAATAGGCCGAAGAGCCTGTTCCGCCTAGGAAACTAGGTCAGAAAAGTAACAGAATGGTATCGTTAAGACAGACAGAAGACCAGTTGATGAGAGACATGCTCGCGTCAACTGCAACTTTTATAAATTGCATTGGTGGTTCTGACGGTAGAAAAAATAGGGTTGTTGCCGTCATTAAATCTTCTTTAATTGACTTGGAACTCCTCGCGGCGTAGGCCTAGGACAACAAGGGGCAAGATATGAGAAAAGAAAAAGTCTGCATTATAGACAAAGAAAAAATATATTGTTCTTCAAGAATGAAAGACAATTTTATGATCTATTGTTTTCACAATGATTTAGACAAAAAACTTTATCTTTGTGCGAGACAAAAATCATCAGAAGGTCAGTGTTTTTTCGGAATAGACTTTGAGCCAGATTTCTGTCCATTCTGTGGATTTTCATATCAGCCTGACAGACTAAATAAGAAGACCTCGGAAGAGGATGCGATAGTCGAGACTTATGGGCAACCATAAGAGATGGCAGAAATGACCATCCGCCTAGAAATAGGTTAACAAGTAATAGATAGGATAACCCAACAGAAATCACCCGCAGTGACGTCGACTTTGTGGTCAGAACGCTGAGGGGCAACAATGCCTACAGCTATCTGTCAGGGGTCGAGGGGGAAAATCGTTTTGGAACAGCTCCAGTACGTGATGCCTATTTTGGGCTTGCTCACACTGATCTAATCGGTCAGCTTGACAACGTAAATGGATTTATCCAGAAATGGAACTATCCCAATCAACAGTCCACGCTTGATGCGGAATGGGGAACTGTCGCCAATATTAGATTCTTACTATCTAGCATTGGATCAGTAACGCCAAATGCATCCTTGCTTGGTGCAAATGTGTATAATTGTTTTGTATGTGGCCGCGAGGCATTCGCAGCTATCGAGCAAGACGGGTACAGCGCACAATTTCTTTACCGTCCGCCAATTTATGATGGTCCACTGGCTCTAAACGCATCTGTGGGCTATAAATTTGCAGAAGTACCGAAGATACAGAACGATACTTGGCTGTTAAATCTTAGAATGACATTGGCATAAGGAGTAAAAAAATATGTCTACACCGATACATGCGATGCTTAATGGCACGTTTAGCACAGGTGCAACGTTGGCTCCTGTCAATATCAGCCTTCCTTCAGGCTATGATTATTTCCAATTCTGGAATATCACTGACTGGGGATCTACGGCTGGGGATACGAGGATCATGGGTGCAGAAAGCTGGTCATACATGCCCGCTGGATACGCTCTGACGCATCCTAAGACAAATGGGGCTGCAACATTAGGGCCTCAGGGGATTATCACGACAGGTGGTCTCACCTTCCTCGCTGATAGTGGGAATCAAACTCCAGGCGCTGCAGTAACGAACATCACGAGCATCACGGCTGTAAATCATGCCGTTGCTGCGACGATTACGCCTGCGGCTGTTGGTTCAATTGTTCGCGTTTATAACAGCGTGAACATGTACCAAATTGCTGGGTGGGATTTCACCATCACGGCTGTCACGCCAACGACGAACATGACGCTAGGATACCTCGATGCGTCAGGGTTTGCTGCTCCAGGCACCACGGCATCATTTAGGGTCATCCCTTTTGATGCACGATTCTATCCTCGCAATCGCAGGATTACTAGCATCACACAGGCGACCTCGGCTGTGATTACGATGTCTGTAGTCCATGGATTCACTGTTGGGCAACAGGTTCGTATGACTGTGCCCGCAGGGTGGGGAATGGTTGAGATGAATGGTCTCCTTGGAACCATCACGGCTGTCACGACAAGTGCAACTGTAAACTCAATCACGGTCAACATTGATTCCTCTGGCTTCACTGCCTTCGCCTTCCCGACGAGTGCAGTTGCAGCCCTTGGGATTGGAGTGCCAGAAGTAACCCCAGTAGGGGAAGCTGCTGCATCTCCATATCAAAACCTCCTTGACGATGCGACGAGAAACGTATCGATCACTGGGGTTTCGATTGATCCCACGGTCTTGATTGCAAGCAAAACGTATGGATGGATTGCTCGAAAGGGTATGACAATCTAAGTTTTGTAACTTTGGGGCCTCTCGTTCTGAGAGGCCCTTCCTTGTCAAATAAAATTTTCCTTTATCAAATATTAAATATTTGAAATATTGCGCATGAAACCCAACAAAGGAGTGTTTCATGTCGCGACCCAAAAAAAATGTATTAGAAGAAGAGCCAGAACAAAAAGTATCAACTGAAGAAAATTCAGGAACATCGGGAACAAAGGAAGAGTTAATCATTGTAGCTCCTCCATCACAAAAGCAACTTTCGAAAGAAAAGCTCAACAAATTCATTGCAGAAGAGACAAAACTAGTCAAAGGCCGATTCAAATGCTACGAACATCCTGGGGGAGATGTAAAGATTATTGTAAGAAAATACCCAGGAATCCAGCCATTTGATAAAGTAATGATTGATAATGAAATATATGAGATTCCCCTTTATGTGGCACGCCACCTCAATGGCCTGGATGTTACCTCTGGTTCTGGCAATCCGAGGATCAATACATGCGCTTGGCCAACTCATGGTTACAAATGGGCAGGTAAGGACGGTGAAGGGAAGGGTAGGCAGGACGGTGATGGCATTGCAGTCCCGATCCTTGGCGTTGCGAAATGGAATCGTAGATATGGGTTCGAATCTTTGGAATTTGATACAGGAATGTAAAAAGATATGACTGCCCCTAATTATTATGTACCAAGCCAGCAAGTCATTGTAGACATAATTAAGGGGCTATCGACGAATATAATTACAGAAAATCCTCACGGATACCTCTCTGGGCAGACCGTGAGGATTGATATTCCCACAATAACATATGACAACACCATAGATAAAAATCCTTTGAACGTTGGGATGCAGCAACTGAATGGGTATTTGGGGGAAATCGAGGTGATCGATAATTACACGTTTTCCTTGGAAGTAGATTCCAGAGGATACGACGATTACATAGGATTTCTCACACCCATCACAGCCACGTCTATTGGTCAGGCCATTCCTGTTTCTGAGCCCGCCGATACACTCGATGGCGCTACTAAAAATAATAATAATATTCTTCCTGAGATCTTCGGAAGCATACTCATAACCCCTTAGGCATGTATGTCAGGACCTAGCACGCTTGTTGATATAAGAAATAAAGTGAGGAGAATAACGGGAAGACCGAGTGCTTCACAGATCACCGACCCACAGATCAACGACTATATCAATACTTTTTACCTCAATGACATGCCTGAGCATCTGAGGCTTGAATCTCTTCGTGTAAATTTTCAGTTTGTTACGAATGCGAATCAACCTGTCTATGATTTTCCTCGAGATTTTTACCTCGACAATATGCCTCCCGTATACATCGGCGGGTATCAATCCTACATGACGCAGAGTAGGGAAAATTTCTTCAGAATCAATCCCCAGTTGAATTTACTTCAACAGGTGGCGACGGGGAATGGAACGGTAGGACCATATGTGTTCACCTTAACGAACACCCCCATCACTCCAGGGTTCAAACCCAACCCTCCTGGCGCCTATTCCACCTCTATAATCAATACGTCCTCTGATATCGTGCCCGCTCAAATCAATTGGAACGTATTGATTTCTGGTGTTAATGGACTTAATCAATCAATTTGTTTAGTAGATGATGGTCAGGGAAATTTATTCGACATAAATGACTTTTCATCTGATCCAATTCCCGACCCAGCGCATTTTCCTACACCATGGCATGGTGCTCTAGGTTCAATTAATTATCTCACCGGCGCAGTGACCGCGACATTTTCTCAGGCTATCGCTGTTGGCGCGAACATCAGCGCTCAATATATCCCATACGTCGCCAGTCGCCCTCAGAGTTGCGCTTTCTATCAGGACCAGTTCTACCTATACCCTGTTCCATCACAAGCCTTTACGGTCAGTTTTGAGGCCTTTAAATACCCAACAGCTTTGGCTGCAGATACTGATAAGCCACAATTGAGGGAATGGTGGCAAATGCTCGCCTACGGGGCAGCAGACAAGATTTTTGCTGACAATGGCGATATAGAGAACTTACAGAAGTTTCGTCCATTATTAGAAGAACAAATTAAATTAGTCCAGAGAAGAACCATTGTTCAATATACTTCAGAGAGAACGGCAAGTATCTATACTGAACAAACAGGGTATCCGCAGTACCCATTTGGCAACATCTTTTCAGGTTTTTAACATAGGAAAAATATGACATACGACCCAGCGATTCCTCTTGCGTCAGACATACCTTCGCAATCGCAGCACCAGATTTATGACAATTTTGGGCAGCTCAACACGCAAATTGGGACTGAGCATACTGCGCTCAATGCTGCCACAGGGAATGGAAAGCATAAATACATCACATTGATACAGAACCCTGTTGCCCCTGCTCCTATAGGGACAGACTTGCTCATGAAGCAAGTCTCAGCCGCCAGCACGAATGACGTTGAGTTTCTTGATGTCTCTGGCAATAGGTGGTATGTGCCACTTCGCCGTCTATTTATTACTATTAATATTCCTGTCGGTTCAAACACCATAACGCTTGTGAATTTCGCGACTATAGCATTAGGGAATCGAATTTCTGGAACATTACATATTTATGACGACAACAGTCTTTCAAGGTCAATATTTACGACATTTGTTTATATAGCTCCAGGCCTTGGAGTTCCAGGTACAATCGCAGGTAGTTGGGCTGGACAATTAATTTCTGGAACGAAATTTACTAATTTTCAGACAACTGGCACTGTTCTGCAAATGAAAACAACAGGTATCGCGGTTGCCACAACGGCGACCTTAATCATAACTGAGTCGAGAACATGAGCTTCCAGCCACACTATATTGCGTCTTTTGAAAATGATAGTGGCCTTTTCACATACATGGAGCCCTTCCTTATTCCTGAGAAAGCCTTCCCTGTATTGGAAGATGCGTATTGCTGGAGGGGAAGAATACTCAGGAGAGAGGGTTTTGAGCTTCTAGGAAGATTGCGAAGAATATTGAAAATTGTCTCGATAGGAAATATCTCAGATACCGATGTAGTTGTCCATATCTTCACCAGAATGGGAATCAATACGAAGCAGCCATTAGCGCAACTTCAGCCTGGAACTGTCACGAATCCTCTCGTTATCACCATAGGCGCTCCTATCAGTCAGGTTTTAACCGATACAACTGGTACGGGCACATTGTCGATAGCGCCAGCTGGTGTCATTACGGCGGCGTCGATCAACTACAACACAGGCGATCTGACACTAACATTCTCTGGGGCTGCTGCAGCTTCAGCTGCCACTATCACAGGAGCGTATTATCCTGGGCTTCCTGTTATGGGACTGCGCACGCGAGAACATCCAGAGGTCAATAATGAATCAGTGGTGGAGTTCGATACGATCTATGCCTATCAATTCAACGCAACGACGCAGCAATTTGAAGAGTTGCCATCTACTGTTGCCAAAACATGGAATGGAGTAAATTCAGATTTCTTTTGGTCGACGAATTATTATTACGATACGACGACTGATAAAGAACTATTTTGGGCTTCTAATGACAACATGGCGACAGCGACAAGAGATCCTATCCGCTATTACAATGGTACCACGTGGACGGACTTTGCGCCCGCTATAACGACTATTATTACGCAAACAACCCTTTATAATGCTCGTATCATTTTGCCCTATAAAGATAGACTTTTATTTTTAAACACATGGGAGGGAAAAACAGCAGATCATATTGGGCTAGCGACAAATTTTCCACAGAGGATTAGATGGAGTCAAAACGGGAATCCATTGGAAGTTAATGCATTTTATGATGATGTTGTTGGAAAGGGTGCTTATGCAGAAATTCCTACGAATGAGATAATAATTTCTGCCGAGTTTGTTAAAGACACGTTACTTGTCAAATGCGAACGATCATCATGGAAATTAGTTTACACAGGAAATCAAACATTCCCGTTTGTAATACAACGAATTAATGTAGAGTTAGGATCAGAAAGTACATTTTCTCTTGTTCCGTTCGACCGAGGTGTCTTTTCTGTTGGCAATGTGGCCATCACCACTGACGATAGTGTGAACGTTGAAAGGATCGACGTACAGATTCCGAATACGATATTCGAATTCAATAATGATAATGAAGGGGCTAAGAGAGTCTATGGGATAAGGGATTACTACAACGAATTGGTTTATTGGACGTATCCTGATTCTGCCCAGAACCCTACATATCCCAACAAAGTTTTGGTATTTAATTACAGAAACAACACATATGCAACATATACAGATAGTTTCACATGCTATGGATATTTTCAGAGAGCTCAGGACCTGACATGGGCCCAGCTTCCCTACTTATCTTGGAATGATTGGATCAAGGCGTGGAACTCTGGGGTGGATCAGAGTTTATTTCCCAATGTTGTCGCTGGCAATCAACATGGATTCGTGGAGATTGTAGCTCAAAAAACATTGAATGATTCATCTCTTTTCATTTACGGGATAGACTTTACCCTTCCCGCGCCATATTTTGTTGTGGTTTTCAATGTTCCCAATCACAATTTGCAGACAGGGGAAATTGTTCAAATAAACAATATCATCGGTGGTGGGACGATTAATCCTTCCTCGTTAAACGCCAAGAATTATAAAGTCATCAGACTAGATAAAGACAATATTCAATTACTCTATTTCAATCCTATTACTCAACAATTCGTCGACATCATCACTGCTGGATTAGTGGATGGGGGCAGTCTGTATTTTGGCAATGGAGTTTTATCAAAATTCAACAACTTTAACATCTCAACTAAAATCTTCGCCCCATTTTATGAACAAGGGACGCAATGTCGAGTGGGATATGTTGATTATTTGATTGACACAACAGACAATGGAGAATTGACCGGCACTGTTTACATCAATGAAGATAACACTGACTCCCTGTCTGACATCGTTGCCAATCCGTCACTCATGGGCAGTAATGCCATTCTCACAAAGCCAGAATCTTTAACCCTCATCCCCATGCAGGGCAATCAGAAAAAAATCTGGCATAGGCAGTTTGTGCAAGCGATTGCGCAGAACTTTCAAATTATTTTATCATTGAGCGATATCCAAAACGCTACACAGGCAATTGTGAGTGAAGAATTCGTTCTGCATGCCATGACCTTCCATCTCTCTCCGAATGCTAGGATGACGCAATGACATTTAAGCCCGACAATACCCAAAATTCTTTTCTCACTACTGCTGAGACGTTTCCGGAGGATGATAGTCAATTCCTCATTAAACTCACCAGTCTCTACACAGACATAGCCAATGCAGTTAATATTAGAGAGATTGCACAATATGAGAATGCTGAGGTGCTGACAGGGCAGCAGTACTTCACTCAAGGAAATAATCAAACCAAGCGATATGTCTTCAGGAAGGTTTTTTCAATTGGTGCTATCGCATCAGGCGCAACTTCCACGGTGGCGCATGGAATCGCTGGGCTAGTGCTTCCTGTGCATATTTATGGTGTTGCCACGACAGACGTTGTGGATTGGCGACCAATCCCCTGCCCTGATACTGTGGGCAATAATTTCATTTTTGTCAAGGTCGATGGGACGAATTATGTAATCATCAATGGGGCCGGTAGTCCCAACATCACTGGTGGCACCCTCGTTATCGAATATTTAAAAAATTAATTGTCATATGCTAAGATGCAGAAAACTATTCCAATAAGGAAATAATATGGCACAAGACACCTCCGCAACAAAGATCAAAGCCGGACATAAATACGGGCGAGTTCAGCGATACGAAACCCTATCCAAACAACAAAAACATGTCCTAAAAGATTTGGAAAAATCTGCCAGGCCTGGGAAATTCAAAATGCCTGAGACCATGAGGCAGGGTTTGGATTTCCTGCAAAGAGGGATAACGCAAGGGCCGCAAGTTTCTCCTATGGAACAAGCTGGTGGGGGCTTTTTACAGAATTTGCTCTCTCGTACTCCTGAGCAACAATATCAAACATTCGCTCAGCCCTTTATGAGACAATTTAGAGAACAAACTATTCCTGAATTAGCGGAGAGGTTTACCGCTATGGGAGGCCAACGATCTTCTGCCTTTCAACAGGCCTTGGGCGCTGCGGGAGCAGGTTTGTCGGAAAATCTTGCATCATTGAAGGGTAATTTGATCAATCAATTGCTCGGGCAGCAGATACAGGGCGCCAATGTTGGGCTGGGATATGCTCAAATGCCAGGTCAACGATTCAATCAGCAAATGCAAGCAGCACAAATGGGGATAAATTCCAGCCTGCTGCCAGAAGAAATACAGAATCGACAGAGAATGGCGATTCTTAACACACAGCCATGGGGATCTACTATGGTGGCGCCACAAGAACGAGATAAGGGATTTTGGGGAACATTTGGACCACAGGCTGCTGGGGCTTTAGGCGGAGCTGCATTTGGATCTATGTTTGGCTCACCAAGCGATGCATTAAAAGGAGCGCTAGGTGGCGCACAAATTGGATTGGGTGCGATGTCGGGAAATCCTTGGTTAATGGCGTCTGGTTTTAATTCTTTCGGCGGTGGAGGTGGTGGTACGCAAAGATCGTACGAATCCCCACAAATGGCTGGTGGATTCTAATTTATAGGAAATTAATATGTCAATTCAATTTATACCGCCAGAATACACGCGGCGCCCACAAAGCACGAGTAGCAAGGTAGGACAGAAATTAGGGGAACTTGCTGAAGGGGCGAGCAAGCTTTATCTGCAGAAGAAGATTGAGGGGTATTTTGATCGTCAAAAATCAGATGCATTTGCAGAAAAACTTGGAGAAATGACTGGTCATAAAGAATGGATCGAACCGTTAAAGGCTTTAGGAAATACAAAAGATCAATTATTGGCAGTAAAAGAAATAATGATGGAATTGGGAGCTCCGAATGATCCATTTTTTCGTGGCTCAACGGAAACTCCTAAACAACCTTCTCAAGATCAAAATCTTCCATCTGAACAAAACATAAAATCTGATTTGGGCATGCCATCGCCTGAATTCAATCCTTTATTGCAAATGCAATATCAACCAGGAGCTCAACAAGCCGCCGGAAATGCTCCAATCAATCAACAACCTACAGTCTCCCAACCGGCTATTGCTCCAACTAATGCGCCGCAAACGATATTACCAACGATCGAGCCTAAACCTTCGGAAGAAGAGTTTCTTCGACGGTATAATTCTGCTCCTAAATCCCAACGGCCGGGGATTTTAAGTGCTTATAATGCTGCCAAAAATTCTAACCTCAAATCTATTGAAGTCTACAATAAGGGTGTCAAAGAAAAGACAAGAATTGCTGAGAAAATTTCTGAAGAAGGACGAACTAATAGTGGAAAGTTCATGCAAGCATTAGATAAGGAAAACGAACAACTAATTATTGCAGACAATGCGATTCAACAGGCAGAAAATGCTGTAAAAACTGGTGATGTATCAAGCTTACGAAACATCGCAGCAAATGCCTTTCATATGCCATGGATGCAGACTGCATCGGCAGCACAATTTGCATACGGCATCAAAACAGCATACGTTAATGCCTTAGGTAAGTTTACTAGACCAAACATGTTTCTTGAACAATATTATTCCAATGTTTATCCCAGTATAGGTAAAACAACTGAAGCTAACATGGCAACTATTCAGCCTATAAAATATGAAAACGCTTTGAATAGACATAAACAAGAGTTTGCCAGAAGAAAAGCTGATGAATACGAAGAAAAGCTTGGTTATATTCCAGGAAAGATTTCCAGAGAGACAAACAATGAGTTGATACGATTCTCCAAACTATTAAATAAGCAGATGGCATACAATGTCCAGGAAATTCATGAAAATGAACTCTCTGATTACCAACTTAGGGCTATAGAAAAGGCATACGTTGAGCAAGTCCCGTTGACATTACGAATGTATAGAATTCTATTGGACAAGAACGATGGTAATGAATCCAAAGCGTTAGGAGAAGCCAAAAAAATGGGATATGATGTAAATATCCCCGATCAAATCCTTGAACATGAGTATATGAAATGAGCGCCTATTCAAGAGTTATAGCAAAAAGCGATCTGTCGAACCAAGATTTTGAATCACCAATCGATCAAACTGGATATGGACGAGTAATAAGTACGCCAGAAGGCCAAATGGCTGCAAACGCTCAACCAAGGCAGCAAGAAGAAGGAATGATGAAGAGCGGATTGCGCACAGTGCTACAGATACCAAAAGGCCTGGCGGCATCAGCCACTCCCGTTACTCAAACGTTACTTAACGTTTCCGCTGGGAGCGCCAAAAGAGAAACATTGAACGAACTTGAAGATCTCAAAGATCGTGGCCTTATCACACCTGAGAAATATCAAGAATCGATCAAAAAAGTTGAGAAACAGCAGCCCGAAACCTTCTCGCCAACGCTCGAAAATCTTTCTAAATTGATCGAACATGTCACTGGATTGCCAATGGAAGCCAAGACGAAGTTTCAAAAAGATTTGAATTTACTGGCTAATGCTTATGGTTTTTCTGATCCCACGAAATCTATTGCAACTCGTTTGTTGACGGCTGGAACTGCTCCTGCCTTATCTGAAGCTCAACAAGCCATGGGCGTTCCAGAATCTGTGGCAGAAAACATTTCTCTTTTGGGACCTAATGTTGCAAAAGGTGCAGTGGAAAAGGTTGGAAGACCTCAGAAACCATCAGGTTTGACAACACGAGGCTACGAGTCGCTTGAAAAACCTAGATCTGTAACTCCAGGAAAACTGGCACATGTTCACGAAAAAGTTGAAAATGAATTTAAAGAAATAAGTAACGAGATTTTTAAGGGCAATCAAACTGCGACAGAAATGTCCGAAGACTTTCCAGGATTTCAAAAGAAATTGACGGAAGGATTTAAAAAGGTTGAGAATTTGGCCAAGAATATACCCGGCAGAATCTCTGGTGGAAAGTTGGCGACAAAAATTCTACAAACTTCATCTCGAAGGAATCGTAAGGGCATAATACCTAGTGAATACGAAAAAAAGCATGGCGAGTTAATAACACAAAAGATGCAGGATATACCCTATAATGAAGAATATGATACAAGCAAACTACTAGATCAATATAGAAAAGGGAATACAGAGCTTGGTGAATATCTTGTGCCAGGCGAATCAACTGCAGCAAATAAAGCAAAACGAGATGCATTATTGGATGTCAATGACGCGATAGAAAGCGTTTTTGAGGATATGCATCCAAAATCAGAATTCACAGAATTATTCAAAAAAACCAATAAAGCTAATCATGATAAATTTAACATCATAGATATAAACGATTTCATCAAAGATGTCTCTGATGGAAAAATTGATTACAAATTAGCTAAGAAATATTTTGATGATCCTTCGGCTGTTGGCATTTCCTGGAAAATAAAAAATACATTTGGCAATGATGCGCAAGAAGATTTTTCCCAATTGTTAACCGATCTTATTTCTACAGAAAAAGGAATGGCGAATTTGAAGCCAACGACGAAAGAGATAAGTGAATTGAAAGACGTCATTGATCTTGCTTCGCCTCGTTCATGGTGGAAATGGATAAAAAATACTAGAAACACTCTTTTGGATAAACCAGCTATCATGGTCGAATGGAGTCAAGGGATTAAGGACTTGAAGCATAACCATATAGAAAAAGGCATAAATGAGTTAAAAAAGGTTAAAGAAAAATTGATAGCAAGTTCATTTGAAGAACCGAAAAAATAGGTTTATTTAAAATCCCAGTCAAAAATTCCTTTGTATGCACTATATAAAATGGCGAAAATATATGGGAATATGCCGAAGAAGGCATAAATAGAGACGCCAATTATTATATAGGACAAGAATCCAGTTAAAATAGACATATTATTTCTCCTCAGCCATCTTCTTTCTTTCCTCGATAGCGCAGAGTCTACCATGAAAATCTCTCATCTCAATATAGGTCTCTTGATGCATGGACGACAGCAATTCCTCTAATCGTCTGGCGTCGGCTCGTCCTTCTGACCTAGACCAAAAGAACATACCGCATATGGTGACCATAATTACTACCAGCTCTAGCACCTGAACCTTAATTTCTTCTTTCATCGCCTATTTCCCCTCAGCTAACTTTTTTCTCTCTTCAATGGCACAAAGCCTACCATGGAAGTCCTTCATTTCCTGAGCAATGGCGTCGATTTTTTTGTCAGTATGAAGGTAAAGGGTAGTCATTTCGTCCCTCATTTCCTGCATGGCCTTTTTGTTTGATGCGATACAGGCATAAATGAGGCCGATGTTTGCTGACACAATCGTGATTACAGAATAATCAATGTGCATTTATCGCTCCTTATTTCTAAGAATCAACGATAGCTTAAGGACCACTTAAGCGCAACAAGAATTTATCAGCCCGAAACCTTCTCGATCTTTTTGCTGAGCATCCTGATTTCTAGCTCGGTCATCCTCCTATGCTCTCTAAACTCCCTTTCCTCCTCGTGACAAAACCCCTTGAGAAAACAATATCCCCCATAAACACACCCTATGTTCGCTGCAATGATGAGTAAAAATAATGATGAATCCATAAAATTTTGTCTCCTATTTCCATGTCTTTACGATACAGCAATAAAATATTTTTGACACATCTTCGCATAAATGTTATTGTAAAGGAAATTTACCAAACCCCCTCGTTTGAGGGATAATAATAGGAGAAGGTATGGCACGACATCTTAATCCCCAGGGCGAATCGCTTTATGGGCTTCCACAACCAATAGCAAATCAATTTCCAACCCCAATTCCAGCTAGGAGAGATCCCTCGACGTCTGATACGGGGTACATCATCGGGCAGGTTTGGGTGAATAAAGTCGCTGGCACCGTATGGGCCTTGGCGTCGAATAGTGGGGGAGTAGCCACCTGGCTGAGCCTTGGAGGCAGTTTAACTCCTACTGTTGCGACGATCACCGCCACAACGTTCATCACTGCGACTGTTGGCACGTCGACCACGCTTAATGGGAATACCTGGGCCGCTGTTGGTACGAATGCCGCCATCAACCTTGTCCTAACGCCAAAGGGCACAGGAAATGTCACTGTCACCTCAGGGGATCTTGCGCTGAGTAATGGAAATGCTTTAATAAGCACAGCTGGCAAGGGCCTTGAAATCAAAGAGGGCGCTGGGGGAAGGATGGGGACATCTACTCTTATCGGCGGTGCGAAATCTATCGCAATCGCCTCTGTAGATGCATCTACGAGGGTATTTCTCTCTCGATGTGGTCTTAATGCCTCGCCCGCTCTTGGTCATCTGATTTCTGACGTCTCTGTTCCAGGAACGCTGACGGTCACATCCTATGACGCAACAGGCGTTGCAGTAGCCACAGATGTTTCGCAATTCAATTATCTCTGTGTAGAAGCTCTCTAACATTAAGGAGAAAAAATGAGCTCATTAAGTGTTAGAGTTTTCTACGAAACTCTTAGATCAATTGACTCAGCTACATTCACAGGGTCGTATCAAGCTCTTGGTACGCCCCTTGCTCACAATCCTTTTTTGATAAAAGTTGTTAATACTTCGACTGTGCCTGTCACAGTTTCGATTAATGGAACAACAGACCATGACATATGTCCAGCTGGATCATTTTTCCTTTATGACGAAACTGCAAATGCATCCCGTGAAGGTGGATTAACAGTTGCGAAGGGCACACAAGTTTGGGTGAAAGGGGCTGCAGGCGTAGGCACAGTCTATCTCGTCGCCCAATATGCAGGAGGCTAAGACATGTCACAAGCAGGACTTATAAATTCGTCTGGTTCTCCAGTAGTTCCAACAGTCTATGATGCAGATGTAGGAAGCGCTACACCCGCTGCGAACGTTCTGAATATCGTCGGACTAAACGGGGTAACAACATTTGCATCAGGTAATACAGTCACCGTCACCCTTTCAGAACCTAAAATAACAGGCACGGGAACGACCATAGGGGCTGTAACTGGGAATATCATCACCATCCCACTTGGCGCCACACCTGGGGTTTACACGTTTGACGCCCAGATCGCAGGATTTGACGCCGCCAACAACCTTGGCATTGGTTACACGCTGGTGGGCTCGGTTAGGACGACTGGCGCTGCCGCAGTCTTAATTCCTGGACAGGAATTAGATCAATTCGAGGAGGCAGCATTGGTCGCTGCTGATGCAGAGATCGCAGTCGCAGCAAACACCGCCATCTTTAGAGTAACGGGAGTAGCGGCCCATACGATCGACTGGAAAGTTGTCACTGAATATGTATTTGTAGGTTAGGAGAAATTATGCCCGCACAATCTGGTTTCGCAAATGATGTCATGTACGCCCAAAATGTTCGATTCGATGGGGCTTCACATCCTGGGCAGGTTACCACAGATGGTCAATTGTTGATTGGAGCGACCGTTTCGCCCAACATTAGGGTGGGGACATTGTCCTCAACAGATGGTAGTGTCGTTATTACCCCAGGCGCTGGAACGATTGACCTATCTGCAGCCGGCGTCAACGTACCAGAAGATCAAATCTTTTATGTTGGGAAGCATGGTAATAACGCTAATGCAGGAACGAATATCAATACATCCGTATTGACATTCGGACAAGCATTGACTCTGGCCACTGCTGCTACTCCTTCTTCAACAAATCGTTACGCGATTGTTTGCCTTGATGATGGAATTTATACAGAAAATCTTGTTTCTGTTCAATATGTTGACATTTACGCCCCCAATGCAAAAATCGTCGGACAGATCCAAATTACTGATGATGTGCATATTCATTTGAGAGCACAAGATGTGGCCACAGGGCTCATTGGTGCTTACAAAAACTCTGGAACTGGGACGGCCACATATGACGTCGAAGATTTGACCTTGGCAGGAAGTGGAATTGGTATTTTGTCTCATTCTGGAAAACTCAATGTAAAATTCAAAACCTTGACTGTTGTAGATGGAACAGGGATTGGGGATGTGACACTTACTCAAGCCGATGTTAATATCTCTGGCGGCGATATCTATATCACAGGCACGGGCAATGGAATAGCAAGAAATAGTAATGGATTTACTCTTGGACACGTTAATCGAATAATTAATCAAGGAGCAGGAGCCGGAAAGGCGTTTAATTTACCACGAGGTGATGGAGTATATATGTCTGTTGACTATATACATACAACAGATGCCTTGGTATTAAATTCAGACTTTTCTCCGCCATCATCTCTTTATCTTTATGCAGGATTTGTAAAAGGCGATGCAATTGCGTATAATGTCGTAGATGCTAATTTATGGCTTTCTTATTTTCAATTGAGTGGAACGAGGTCTGATCCTAGTCTAGCAGCTTCAATCGCGCTTTCTGTTCCTCCTTTTGGTCCCCTTGTGGATGGACAACTTATAATTGGGGCCGGAGTTGGTTACAATGATCCACAAACAGGTAATTTGTTGAATGGAAATAACATAAATATATCAAATGGTGCTGGTTCGATTACAGTTAATGTTACAGACAATATAAGCCTGCCCGCTTCTAATACCACGGCTACACAAGGTTTTATAAATTTAGGCACAGAACGATTTATTCATAACTATGGCGCAGGAGGAAATGCATCAGAGAATACTTTTGTTGGAAACAATGCCGGCAATTCAACACTTACAGGAACTGGCACAACAGGCATTGGGGGATACTCACTCTGGCAGGTAACGTCTGGAACGGCCAATACTTCTGTTGGTTATCATTCGATGTTGGGTTTATTGACTGGAAGCTATAACACAGCAATGGGTTGGTTTTCTTCAACTGCATTGACATCTGGAGATCAAAATACAGCGCTCGGCTTTCAATCTTTAGTCAATAATCAGACGGGAAGTTACAATACCTCGATTGGTTCAGGCGCTTCTAGTGCTTACACAACGTCCGAATCGTCAAATATAACGATTGGAAGCTCTGGCGTTGCAGCAGAAAGCAATACAATTCGTATTGGAACTCAAGGATCTGGCGCAGGGCAACAAAACGCTTGTTACGTCGCGGGTATTAATGGAGTAACAATTGCTTCACCTAATCTTGTTACCATTAATACATCGACTAATCAATTGGGTTCACAATCACTATCCAGTCTATCTGTGCAATTAGCAAAAATTACTCTTACCTCTGCTCAAATAAAAGGACTTTCCGTTTCTCCAGTAACACTTGTTCCGGCCCAAGGAGCAAACACAATCATCGTTCCTGTCAATGCTTCAGCAATTTATTCATATGGCGGAAATAACCCATTTACAGGAGGAAATACTGTAGAATTATGGTTTGCTTCTTCAGGTCAGGAAATCGTGGCAAATTTGATGAACATATCTGCAATGCAGGGAACGGCAAATGCATATTCATATAATGCATTTAATGCAATTGGCGCACAATCTCAAGCTTCTGGCCAACTTGATAATTTAGATGTTCTTGTAGTCGCGCCAACTACCGCGTATACTGGAAATGCTTCTGACGACAATACTTTAACTATTAACTTTGCGTATTATGTAATTCACCTTTGAGAAGATTTTTATGAGCAGTCAACTTCCTTCACGCAATCCCACAGCATATCTTGGAACAAGATCCACAAACCCTGGCCAGGTTTATTTCAAAACCCACGACCCTGTTTCAACTGTCGATTTTCGCCCATATTATCCTGGCGACTGGTGGATCAATACGGCGAGCAATTCTGTCTGGAACCTCGTTAAAAAAACCACGACGTCAGGAACGTGGGTGGGATTTAGTGGTGGAAGTGGCGACATCGAGCAGATCACGCCATCGACAGGCGCGGCGATCATCCCGACAGGGAATAATGTCAATATCCTTGGCGATGCAGCATCGGGGGTTGACACTACCAATACCGCTTCAGATACCATCACCATTTCAATAGATGATGCCACAACCACCTCAAAAGGGGTGTCTGAATACGACGCCTCTCTTTTCACGGTCACGGCAGGGGACGTCACTATAAAAGATTGCTCGACAACCACGAAGGGTGTAGCAGAATTCGATCCAACATATTTCTCTGTAACAGCTGGCGTAGCCACGCTTAATGTGCCTGTGGCCATCACTGCAGGCGGTACGAACGCTGGGTCATTTTCGACCTCTACAGGGATCGTTAAGTATGACGGGACAAGATTGGTTTCGTCAACAACAGCAACTCTGGATTCCTCAAATCGTTATGTCAATACAGCTCAGCCAATTTTCACTGCTCTGGCGCCTCTTCAAACAAACGCTACTGGAGACAACACTGATTACACAGTTCAATTTACAACGGTGACGAAGAACGTTGGGGGCGCGTTCGATGGTACGTCTACATTCACTGCCCCAGTTACTGGGAACTATTCATTCAACTACGTCATTACCACCAATGGATATCTGGCCGCCAATACCGCTTACAACGTTGCGTTCAAGGTCAACATGACTGACGTCGACATGATATTCTGTAACCCCTTCGTCTGCTCCTCTGGGGGCGTTTTAAGGACTTCTGGGTCACAAATTTTTAGCCTGAATGCTACAGACACGGTCATTGTATTGCTCACAGTCTCCAATGGGACAAAGGTCATCAATGTCACAGATGGTCGATTCCAGGGCTATTTACTTTTTTAAGGACATATGCTCATTTCCCTTATCATCATCTTCGTAGCCGCAGGGATAGGGATTGCAAGCTATTACCTACTTGGTAAAGACAATCCTGTCGAAGAATTCTGCGAAGACATTATCAAGGAAGAAACTGGAGAAAAGACAGACTTGACGCCTAAGTCCCCAGATAAGAAAGACACAGGGAACAAGGCCGCCTCATAGTTCTTCATCGTGTCCTGCATCATGTTCACAGCATCTTTCAATTTTTCAATCTCTTCCCTCGCTTCCTGATACTTCTTTTCAAGCTCATCATGCCTGCTAAACATGCCCCTACGCACGTTCCCCAGGCTCTTTTCTAAATCTCTTACCTCTGATCGTATTAGGTCTGCATCTGATCTTTCAAAAAGTTCAAGCTGAAGACATGACATATATTTTCTCCTATATTTGGTACGAAGGAAAAGAATAGGATTTCAGTCAATAAGAATCAATCGAAAAGACATGTCGCAAGCAAGAAAGCTTGAAACACCCCTTTCACGAGACAAAAGAAGCTCGGATGAAAAGAAAAGCCTTCATTGCGAACACTCTTTTGTCGGCGCCCACTTGACTTTTTCAATTGACCACGATATTACGAGAAGAAAAGAAGGAAATGAGGAATGACGAAAAATTTACTATATGCTCTTTTGACATTATTTTTATTAACCGGATGTACCGTCGCTATCACCCTGACAGATACTCATGGGGTTTCTGATGACGTTGTCGACGAAACATCATCTACTGATGCCAACGTCAAGGCTGATGCTTCAATACCCCTTAACCATGAATAGGAATTTATGGACATTGAGATACCGAAAATATCTTACGTGCTTACTGCTGTCTTTCTTGGTATTTGCCTGGTTCTTATCACTTTCATTTGCTATATGGCGAATAATACTGTTAAGCGCATGAAGGAAAAAGATCAAGACAACCTGAAGCACCTAACTGAACTTGATATTAGTATCCAACATTAGTACATCCCAAACCCTGATGGTATATCCCTGAAAGGCGCTGGGAGATCGCTTCCTCCCATCGCCTCCATGTAAAGCCTATCAAGATCTTGAGGCTTCATTCGAGACATCTCCTTACCAAAGAAATGCGAGTAGATGGCGTACCTAAGGGCGTCGACGGCATGATCTCGATCTTTCATGGGCTTGTCTTCTCCAGTTTTCTGGCACCGTGGATCCCACACATATCCCTGGATCTCCTTGATGAGCGCATCACATTTCCTGCAGACCTTAAGAGTTCCATTAGATAAGAACTTCGAAACCAATCTAATCCCATCTACGACTTCATTCTCTGCCTCGAATAAATTATGTACGTCTGATCTTGCTAGCTCCAGTTTAAATGAGGCCGCCGAAGGATCTATGTAAATGGCCTTTATGGCCCTTCCCTCTATAAACTTCTTCAGATCATCGGCATACTCTGAATCAGTTTTTTGTCTCTGTTTGACCTTACTATCCCAATAGTAGACATCTTCGACCCACATATTTGGATATCTGGACCTGTTTATCCCTATTAGGACAAAGGAACAGGGATTGGTGGTCCCATAATCTACTCCGACGATATAAAACTCTGCAGAACCAGGAGGAAAGTCGATGGTATGAATTGAGGTGTCAAAGAAATCATAAATTGCTCCCTCAGCCTGCACCCACCGACCTTCAATAAACCTCTGAAACCATATCCCCTTGTATTGTCTTTTGAGATAGTCTTTCTCATCCTGGGTCAATTCAGGGTTGTCATCTAAAGTGAATTTCCAGCTTCGGACGTCTGGGTTATCAGTGAGGAAATCCTTCTTGAGCCAGTGATATGGGCTGTCTGGGTTGGTCGTGGCGAAAATTTTCGCGCCCTTCATCGCGCACCTTGAGATCAGCATTCTAAATACTGACTCAGGGATAATAGTAGCTTCATCGACATAAGCGCCAGAGAATGTAGGGCCTCGAATCTTTGCCTCTGCCCTCTCATCATCTGCCCCTATGATGTGAATTGTCTTGTGGAAGATAATCATCTCCCTCTTCCCAGAATAGTATTTGACATCGCTGCCAATCATTCTGGTAAGCTGAGGAAGGAGATTTCTCTTGAAGCTGTCATATGTACGGGTGATGATGCAATACTCGCCTGGAGGGCCAAAGGTGAGTTCCTTGAGCCATCGCCATAAGCTTATGTAGGTCTTGCCAGATCGAACAGCCCCTTCCCAGATGTTTATGCGTGCATCAGATTCATGGAGGGAAACGAGCTGTTTGTCTGATAAAGATGTCACAGAAAGATTCTTCTCAACCCAATCCCACTGTAGCTATCAATGCCATTGACTTTCGTATGGAAAACATTCTTTCTTCCTATGTAGAAAATCAATTCTTTACAAAAGCAGGCTTTGGATTTTTTACTTACATCATTTGCTCCGCACCATTCGACGTATTCCAGATAGATCGTGGATATTCCTGTTATCCAACTATCATCAAGAATCAACCTTGATTTGATGAATTTATCCACATGGCCAGTGAATTTATGAGGAGCCGCTATTTTCCTCCTGGTAGTAGGCAAAAACTCTTTCTTTTTCTTCTTGACTTCGGGCACATGAAAACTTGGATCGCAGAAGAAATCATAAAATATTTGCTTCAAGAATTTGAAAATTCCCATACTTTTCTTGTCCTTTTTTGAGTTAAAATGGGAGCTCTTCGTGAGCTTGTGTTTGTTGCTGTGGCATAGTTGTAGGGCATTTTGTGCCTTTGAATATCTCCACGATCTTTCTGGCAGATTCTTCTAAAGACTTTAAGCTGGCATCAATCTTTTTAAGACTTTCATCTATGGACTTGATGTTCCAGGCCATGTATTTCTGACTGAGCTCAACTGACTGTACAGGTTTTTCGTCTGGCATAATTTCTCTCTTGTTTTACTTTTTTTTCTTTACGTTTTTGATTTTCTTTTCTTCTAACGACGCGATCTTCTTTCTCTTCTTGGCGAATGAGAAAGCTATTTTTGCCTCTCTGGCGCTATCCTCAGCCATTTCTGGCTTCTTCTCCCTCGTCTCTTCCTTCTCCTTCTTGAGGGCATATTTTCCCTCCTTTCTTGCGAGCGTGGAATACATCTTCTGCCGCTTGATTACGCCTCTGATGTCTGAATCCTTCCTCATTTCTTCTTCCCCTTCATATGAAGGGGAATAGGAATCTTCGCCCCAGCTTTCCTTGCCGTGCTCAGTGCGATGGCGACCGCCTGTTTCTGTGGCCTGCCAGCTTCCATTTCTGTGCGAATATTCTCGCTGATAGCTTTCTTGCTCTTACCTTTGTGTAGGGGCATTTTCATCACTCCGTATTGCTAGGCGCACGCCTATGTTAAAGATCTCTTCCTTCATCTCGAAAAGGGATGACACAACCTTTTTGTCCTGAATCAGTACCAGTTCCTTTTTGCTCAGGACTATCTCGATGTAGTTCTCCCCATCCATCTTCTCTTGAATAATTTTCATCTTCCTCTAGCTCTCTGATCTCATCGATCTCTTCTTTTTTAATATTAAATGTATATGGTCGTATCCTAATCAAAGTTGAAGGATGGATCGAATAAACCTTACGCAAATACAAGGTGCATATCTGAGAGTCATCATCGAAAATAAGCCCTGTCATAGTATCCAGGATGAACTTTGCTAAATTGTCCACGTCAGGCCTCTTGAAATGATGGACCACTCCATTCAACATCTGAGTCCTTAGGGCTGCAGATGTGGATTTAGGAACGGCCATCCTAAAAGTGAGATCAATGAGCATTGGTGTGCTAATCTTCTCTTCCTTGAACTGGCCCTTTAGCTGCCACCTAACCATTTCTTTTTCTTTTTTCTGTTTGTCGTAGACTATATTTATTTTTTTTCCATCTTGAGTGAGCAATCTGTGTCCCGGTCTCTGCCATGGTATGGGCTGTCCCTCAACTTCAAGAATTATCATTCCATTCTCCAACTTTATTTTTGCCTACACATATGACATAGATATATTTTCCACAACGAGTTTTTTTCTTTTGTTCGTTGCATTTAAATCGACCTATCGCATATGATTCTCGTGAGTCTAAATCATATCCATGAGGAAAAATGGGAATGGAAGAGGAAATAAAACCTGGCTATACGAGGGTCACAGAGATTCTCAAGCCGTGGAATAACTTTGATGGTATTCCCAAAGACATCCTAGAAGCCAAAAGACAGATAGGGGTGAAGGTGCATGATGCCATCAGGACATATTATGATGGTTTCCCTGTGGAGCCTCTACAGAGTGACGTGGGGCCATATTTTGATAGCTTCCTGGAATGGCAAAACGCCACAAAAGGACGCACTGGAAGGATCGCCCCTGAAACGAGGTTTTATGATGACAGTCTGATGATTACTGGGTCACCTGATGCGATATTGAGGATTCCAGATCGCGACAATCTTGTCATGGTCGATTGGAAAACTTCAGCATCGTATACCAAAAAGATGGGCACTACATGGTCGTTACAGGGCACCTTTTATCATCACCTGTTGCTTTACAATGAGGTCCCAAACGTTGACACAGTATTTTGGTTTATTCAACTCGACCCCCATGGCAAAATGCCTAAGGTTCGTGAGTTTGAATATACCACAGAAGGCATGACATCGTGCATTGCCGCGTTACATATGCATAAATTGTACAATCCTAGGGAGGAAAAATGACTTTAATTAGAGTTAAAGCATCAGAGTATCAGGGCATGATGATCTACAAGTCTGATAGCCCGTTCACAGATATGCTCTGTGAGATAGCCATGAAGAAGAATATGAGTGTTACCCTACGAATGATCCGATGCCTACAGAAATATGGATATGAGGTAGAAGGATTATACGAGGAGCATTCTAAGCCCAAGAAATAAAAAACCTCACAGGAGAGTTCGGTCCCCTGTGAGGAAACTTTGCAGACACCCACCAATTATGGAGATAAAAATGGGATCGCCGCACATCTTACCTGATACGTCATTTTCAGACATCGGAAATTTGCACGTAAAAATCTTTGGACTGAAAATGGACAAGCTGCAACTGCAGTTCGAAATTGAGCAGCTCAAGATTTTACTAGCCATGTATAAATCATTGTACCATAAGAAAATCTAAACCTAAAATTTCCTGTAGGAGGAAAGTATGACTTCAACTGCACTAGCAATTATTGAAAAACAAGGATGGGATAGCAAACTTGTTGACTATATCAGGCAAACAGTTTTGCCCAATGTCAGCGACGAGGAGCTCCTGTTCTACTTCACTATGCACAAAAAGCTTGGCCTCGATCCGTTCATGAAAAACATCTGGGTCATCAGGTATGGAGGGAAGAATCAATATGTCACCTCGATCAAGGCCTTGAGAACTTTAGCTGATCGAAGCGGGAAGTTCTTCCCATCGTCAAAAAAGACAGAGTTTGTCTATGACGAGAAAGGAAACTTGGTCAGTGCGACTAAATTTATCTGCAAGCTTACGCCGAATGGGGTGTTGGCCGAAGGATGTTCGACAGCGATGTGGGACAGCTTCGCCAAAGACGCAAGCGGCAAGCTCAAAGGGAGCTGCTGGAAAAGTCATCCTGAGTTAATGCTTGAGAAATGTGCTGAAGCTCGCTGTCTGAGGGAAAACTTTCCAGGAGAATGCGGCGACCTATATATCGCTGAGGAATTTAATGGAGAGGCTCAGGATGGTAAGATTATAGATGCCAAAATCCTTACTGAATCAGAAATCAAGGAGTTAAAGGCTCCTGAACTTACGAAGTTAGGAAGTGAAGAACTTAAGAAGTTAGCATTTAAGGTAGCTGACAGGATGATGGATGACAATGAGCTACAGTGCGTCATCTATCAATCTGATATGGTAAGATTTTTGGGAGAGTGGCAAGATAGGAAGCCCTTGCTCCCAACGATTGAAAACTACCTGTCCCAGAATCGCAAGGCATTGCTTGATGCTTATATGCGATGGCAAGAAAAGCATGCCGCCTAACGCCTTGGCCATTTTTTCTGAACCTTCCCTCCGAATACGGGGTTTAGAGAGAGTGGCCTTTTTTAGCCTCTAATTCGCCCTGTATTCAATTTTCTAGTTCAGCCGACTACCTATACCACCCATGCTGTGATCGTTCGTCCTGGCCCGATTCTGTGCGTCTGGATGGCATTCTTGATGTTCAATAAAAAAGGCGAGGTCACACAACCTCGCCCAAATCCCACCTTGACACTCTTGCCACTGGATGCTATAAGGTGGTAAATCTCAAAACCTGAGATAGGAAGTCTTGCTTGGCTGCGACTCTTCCTATCTCCCAAACCCCTATCTGGAGGTTTCATGTCAGGCTACTATAGACTCATCCCGGAATATATTGCAACCCACAATTCTCTCTCTGCGGAAGAGAAATTGTTCTACAGCCTCATACACTCTCTCATCTCCAGGTTTGGATTCTGTTGGGCGTCTAACAAATACCTGTCTGAGTTGAGCAACTGCTCAGCGAGTACCATCCATCGGTACCTCAGAAAACTGGCTAAACACAATCTAATCGTCATTGAGGTTCAATACAACAATGAGCGAAAAATTTGGACTCCTGAAACCTGGGGCAATCGTGTCAACCTATTGAAGGCATATGGCGAGGAAATCGTCGGTTCTAGAGACAATTTAAATCAAAGATTTTATACCCATGTCACGGATGACATGGGGGGGGTGTCATCCGTGACACCATATAATAAAGAGCTTACTAGAAAAGAGAAACACATAGAGGCCTGGCCGAAGCGCCTACCGCCTAAAAAGCCGCAGGCGGCCAGACCTTCAGAGCATTCTTCGAATGACAAAGACAGGGGCAAGGGCAAGGACAAGCAGCTGCTGTCAGCCTCGATGAAAGGAGCGGCTCCAACTCCTGGACCAAAAGCCATGGTGGAAGAGACGACTTCGATGCTCAAAGAAGTGCACAAGATAGGGTCCAAGTACTTCAAAATCCACCCCAATGACTATAAATATTTCCTAGGCTTTTCGCCCTCAGTTCTCTCTGCTGCCATCTATCGGACCAACATGGCGTCACTGAATGGGAAAAGAATAGCGAACATTCCTGCATACATTTTTGAACGATGCTGTGAGATTAGGAGAGAACAACAATCGTGAAGAAAAAAAACTCTGCCGAGCTTGAGAAATTGGTCATGGAAACTGTCATCCGAAGGCTGGAAGATAGAATCAGGATGTGGCGGAAGTCGATGGAGGGCAAAAGTCTTGGCACCGCCCTCCCGCTGTATGTGTCTCTGTGGCCGGATGTTGAATGTGCTTGACGTAAATTCGCAGCTTTCATATTTTGTTCCATGTGAAAAAACTGTTTGTCATATGGAGGTACACAATGAGCGAAATGGATGCGCAGGCAAAGAAAAACAAGGATGAATTAGATAAATTCTTTGAGCGGTATTTATCTGATAGTAAAAAATTGAGACAAGGCCAATTAGAAGATTCAAGAAAAGAGGAATATGAAAAGATTTATACCATGGAAACGCCTCAGAAATATTATCCTCTTAGGTTGGTCGATGAGTTTGATCGCGAACTGCGCTCAACAGAATCCTAGCCCTCAAGAGCCAAGTGCCTCGCCTAATATCATCTTCGATGATGTTGAAAACGTGTATTATATTCTGACCCCCGAAGGATGGATCGTCATGGATGATAATACATAAATTTGGAGAGGGGGTTTACTCCTTCCTCCTCTCCATTTATGCCATCTCATTCTTGGCTTGGTAAATCGAATTTGGATTTAATACATTTAAGATGACCGCATTCTTTACATAACCATTCTACAACATCCTTTTTCTTATGAGTACATCTTACAAAAACATCAATACTAGCGGGTCTGTTTTGTAAATGATCGTTTAGTTTTTTACATTCATCACACATTTCTTCGTTTCCGATACTGTCGTTCACATTGTACCTCAACTATAAGATGACTGCCCAGTTACGCCTGCAAATGCCCGCCAAACACCTCATCGCCATACGCAGTGAGATTAAACTCCTCTGGCGCGTCAATGGGATCTGGCATAGGACCAAACGCTGCAGGCTTCATTGGATGAAAGAATCCCCCCGTTTCATCGTCTTCCACCGGAGGCAAAAGAATGAAAAGGTTGGAGTTTTTGTGGGGATCGAATAGCCCGCCAATAGAGAAGCTCATCTTGCCCTCCTTGCTACATTTCCCATTACATCACGCTCCATATAATTCCAGTCATTGATGATGACTACATCATGCCCAAGCTTCTCAAGCCATGCGAAAATTCGCTCCGCTTTTGGCTCGAACATTGAGTATGCTGTCTCGGTCCCTATGAAGTCCATGACTTCATCAGCGGCCTCGTTCGCGGGCTCATAGTATATTGCCCCGCTCTTACTAAATTCCTGCCTAAATTTGATTGGCTCCATATGCTCTCCATGCTTTTGGTTCTTATATCTGCAAAAAGTTTTTTTGGTCTAGCTCTTCCTTTGAGCTGTGTTATCCGACGCGACCTAGATGATATGAAACAGGTCTATTTAAATGCAACACACTCCTCACTTTTTCTCAATAAAAATAAATGATTGACATAATTATGCTCTCATGTATCATGAAGAAAAACCCTCTGGAGGCAATGACGAAGAATGGTAGGTGCTAGACCAAAGAAGGATCTTGACATCGAGCAAATTAAAGAGCTGGCGCACATCCAATGCACGATGACAGAGATCGCTGCTGTCATGCGATGTTCAGTCGATACGCTCGAGCGAAAGTATGCGGACGTCATCAAAGAAGGCAAGGAGAATGGCAAGAAATCCCTTCGCAGGGCACAGTTTGCGAAGGCTTTGGAGGGCAATCCTGCCATGCTTATTTGGCTCGGGAAGTTTTACCTTGGCCAAAAGGAAGAGATCAATTTCACGAGCTCTGAGCCTGATGTAAGGGCATTGCTCGAGAGGTGGGAAGTCACGGCGAAGAAGAAGTCTGATTACTCAAGGATTGGGAAGCCTGACAAACCTACGGATGCAGTTTCCTCGTAGCTTCTAAGTCAATCGTTTTTTTACATTCAGGGCATTTATGATGCGTTACTCTATCTTCGCCAATATCATACATGCCAACTATTCTTGAAAACCTATGCCTGTCTTCTGTCGTCCACCCATAACCCTCAGCGAGCTCCAAGGCCTCCTCTTCACTCTTGCCCTCTTTCAAGAAGTGCTCATATATATCCCCGTCATCCAATAGGGCTTGGCAGTGAGGGCAATGGGCGGGGTATCGCACGGCTATAACCCTGTAAATGATTCGAGAAGGCGCTTCATAAAAGAATCGCTTGACGCCTCTTCTTCGCCATTATGTTCTTCCAAAGCCTTTAACACCTTAAGCACAATACTTCTACTCGTATCCACAATCAGATCTCTAGACTCGTGCGGAAAGCCCGAATGAATAAGCACAGCCATAGACACTGAAAGAGCTGACACGAAACCTGGTACAAGAACGTCCATGTCTTTTTTGTCAAATTCGCGTACAGTTTCATTTATAAACACTGAAAGCTTTTCTAACACAAATTGCGACTTGTCCTTAATTCGAGAAAGCCTTTCTTGGACCTCTTCATCTGTTCTCATTCAACTCAACCTTTTCAAGATCGTTAACAATGTTTGCAACAATATCGCGATAACAGCTCAAGGTATGTTCAAAATCTTCTTTGTCAATATTTGTGACGATTGCCGACGCAGCTAAAGTCGCTGACGCGGTCATAACGATTTTAAATACATCAACCAGATCAGGCGTGTGCTCAGGGAGAAATTCTATGACTGCTTGAGAAAGCCTCACGGCCAATTCCTTCGATAAAGCAAGGATTTCTTTGTGTTCCATTTGTTATTCCTTTAAAGGATTTTTGGGGATGGATTTTAACCCAGCGTGGAACATGTTAATGAATCCATCTCGATCTCCACCAAACGATTCTGATGTTAACATGATTGAGGCAGCAATTTCGAGAACAGCAAACGTCATTGCGGATAATTCCAACGAGTTGGGACGCAAATGATGTTGTTTCTGTACCATATCGAAGAAAGAATTACCAATCTCTGAGTACCTTCTTCTGAACTCTTCGGAATTTTCTTCCGATGCTTCGTGGTCAAGTTTATTTTCCATGATTGCTCCTATCTTTGATTCTCCTGATGCATGAATCGAACATGCGACTCCCTCGTTAACAGCGAGGTGCTCTACCAGCTGAGCTAATCAGGAATATGCCCGAAGTAGGATTCGAACCCACGGCCTACTGTTTACGATACAGTAGCTCTACCAGCTGAGCTATTCGGGCGTTGTGTTATGAAGCCAATGTTTCGTGTATCATTTCAGCAACAAATTCTTCCGCCAATTTGTAATAATTTTTATCAACCTTGTCAGATATAAGCTGGCTTACCAATCCTACGGCGGCACCTATTAACAAATCGTTTCTTAATTCCTCGTCTCCCTTAAAAGTATTTTCGTTGATGGTTTGCATTAACAGATTCATCCCTTTTTCAATAAAATCATTCATAAGATCGAGCTCATGAGCAGTTGGGAGTCGAGGTTCCCATTCTTTGTCATCACATGTCATGACTTATTCTCCATTTTCTTTTTTTCCAACAGCTGATTAAAGTTCATTCTTGAAGTTTCCATTATTCTTTCAAAAGATTCTAATTCCTCGTCTTTATCCGAGTATTCAATAAGAAACTTTACCAAAAGTAGGCCAATTCCGGTGCCTATTAATTGGACAGGAGACACAGACAGTTTTTCTTGTTCTTCTTCAGTAAATGTGTCGCGCATCACTTCTTCACATTTGCATACGAATGCAAGAACAATTTTACCCTCGTGCGATTCGCTGCTAAATCTAACTATTTGAGTCATCGTCTTCCTCTTTTTCTGGGTTGTCCAGTGCATGCCTAATGGCTTCGATTAGCTCGCCAGTGTTATTCATGCCCACTCGTCTTGTGTCTCCGTCACAGTAGGGGTAAACCTCCCAGTATGGTTCTCGCTTCCAACCAAGGTCATCATAGCAATCAAGATAGACGCTGACCCTGTGTGTCTCTCCTGCTTTGTTCACAATGAACCTTGCGATTGCCCCCGCATAAGGAGGAATGACTCTCACTTCCCAATTGCTGTCAAATTTTAATGGAGGAATTTTGTCACACCACTTGTCCCATTCCATGTATTTTCCGATAACTTCGGATAAAAAGAATGCCTGTGCACATCTTGTATGCGGTTGTCCGAAGGGGCCAAAAACATCACTTTCTTCCGTCATCTTCCTCTCCATTTTCAGCAAGCTCAGACATAAACCAAGGGAACAATCGCTCAACCCTGCCTTTAAATCCTTGCCATATAGGTCTGACATCTTCCCCCTTTTCGGCTAAATCAGCCATCTCTTCAACAAGCACAGCGACAAGTACAGTGAGTCTCATCGCCACTTCTGAATCCTCATCCTCGAGGCATTTTGTGTGGAATGCCGCTCTAATTTGCTGTATCAATTGGCGTTGTCTTGCAGTAAGTGTACACATCAGGGTCATTCTTGTCACCTCGTTTTGGTCGAATCTAATACAAAAGAGCCTATCGGGTGTTGGATGGGGGATCATGACGTCCTAACTTAAGCAGTCAGGGACTTCGGGCTTTGCGACATAATCTTCCAAGCTTGGAATATCATCGCCGAGGTCTTCAGCCATCCTTGCTATAGTTCCATCCACCCATTCGGCGTGATCGTTTAGGAGGATAAACAATTTCTTTTCATCCTCTAAAGCAATGGTGCCCAAAACAGACATGGTGATGGACCGAAGGGCTGCGATGATTGCTGTCGCCTCTATGTGCCCATCGAGATTTTCTTCAGCGGCCTTTATTGCAATATTTTTGAACTGCCCAAGGGAGGCTGTTGCATATTCAATAGATTTTGTTGAGCAATATTCCATTTGCTCCTGAGTGAGTTTCCTTTCCTCTTGCATCATAAGCCTCATGTAGTTGTTTAAAATCTGTCTTGCACCATTTCTGTACGTTGTCCCAGATGCTATCATTGGACACTATTCTGACAAAGCTGTAGACGAACTCATCATGAGCATATTTTATCTGGACGAGCACCATTTCACCATCCTTTGGGCGATCAAGGTGTGGATAGCGCCAAGGAAGCTTATCAAGATTGATCTGGTACTCGTCTTCGTCTATTTCCATTTGCTCATCCCGTGATTCATGAATGCCAATGCGAAAAATAGCAATGCCATAG